ATGAGGAGTGCCTGGTGTGCCTCCTACGACGGTTCGGACAATAGAGAGGAGTCGGGACGAAGCACTGAACTCGGCGGGATTGACGACCGCACCCACACCTGCGACGAGGACAAACGACTGTTCGTAAATTTTGTTAGAATAGACTTCCAATTGAGACATTCTTTTTATTATAGGACAATAATAAAAATAATTCATTCTTTTCCACTTTATGGAGCGAACTGAACCCCAATCGTCGCACCAGTCTGGAGGTAGTTGGGGGAAGCCTGATACTGGCGAGTCCAATACACCGTATAGACTGATACATCTGTCGCAACGCTGGAATAGACACCGAGCAACCAGACCGAACCCGCACCGACGGCGGAAGGACTGATGACGGAAGCGTGAGGAACACCGACTACACCAGGGACTGCTCCCAGGGACTTGCGGACAATGGAAAGCAACCTACACGAGCCGTCCCAGTTGGCGACGGCGATGGGGGCTACTTCTCCAGCGACAAGGGTAAAGTCTTGGGCGTAGATTTCGTTTGATGCGACTTCAAGTTGGGACATCTTTTTATTATAGGGCAATAATAAAAAAATACTAATTTAATCCGTAGGTTATTTGTCGGGGAATGGAGGAATGGAGGATATGGAACATTATTGACACTTTCCAGCCAAAACATAACTCATCGGAGGGCATCACCGTTTCCAGCCAACCCAGAATTAATCCTCCATATGTTCCAATCGTCCATTTATTTCGCCATCAGTCGGTCCGCCAACTTCATGCGACCGCCACTTGGACCGCCACCGCTTGGACCGCCACCGCTTGAACCGTAGCCCATCGCACCGAGAGCCTGGTTCGCCATCTTCGCCATGGGGTGGTCTGACTTGGCGAGTTCAGCCTTGCCGTGCTTCAACAGATGAGGAAGGACACGACCCGCCACTGACTTGATGGAATCAAGGAAGCCACCGCCGACCATACGCTTGACGCTGGACTGGAAGTAAGGCTCTTGGGCGGAGGCGGAAAGGACATCAGCCTTGGTGAGAATACCAGTGTAAGTGCTGGAAGTTCCACGCTCATTCACAAATAGACCGCTATTCATGGTGATGAGGACAATCTCTGGAACAATAGCGTAAGAAAACTGGTTGTAGCACCGAATAGCGATTTGGAGGTTAAAATTGCCTAAACTGCCGGCAGAATAATAGTCCTCTGTTAGTTGAATATCCTTACCAAACTCCAGCACCAGGAGAGAACCCGAACCAGCGAGACGGCGACCGCAACCAGAGGCGTTGTCGGGAACAGTTGCGAAACCACTAAACTCATTCCATGACTGATTACTGCCGTTCTCCACGGAATAGCGATAGAGGTCTTGCTGAGTAGCAGAAGCCAGAATACCCGACTGGTTATTGAAGTTGATGGAAATGCCCTGGATACAAAGAAACGCATCAGGCTGACCCCAAGCCGTCTGGTTAAGGGGAGTGCGAACCTGAATGATAAGACGGTCCGGCACTTGATTTAACTGGAGGGACGAAGTGTTAAGAGTGACGGGCGAGACCTGAAGAGCAACATTGGAAGCAGTAACCGCTGGGTTGTAAGAGGAGGCAACCTGAATGCCTGGTGATGTTATGAATCTTGGGAGTTCGTAGTAAGGCACTGCGTTGCGGGCAGGCATCAAATCACTTGGGTGAGGCGTGAGGAAGTTGAAGATGAGTTGCGAACCAGAGAAGGACACGACGGAAGCCGAGGTGATGAAGGTGTTGCCGAAGGGACTTGTTCCCGCACCCGTATTGGTGAGAGCCGTGCGGAACACACGAGTCGCATCACCGATGTTAAACACAAAGTTCATGTTCTGGACTCCGTAGAAACCCTGGTTATTGCTCTTGGGGTCAGCAAAGATGAAGGGCGACAGGAGCAGAGGCTCAGTAACCGTGAATTGAATGTAGATGTCCTGAGCCACACCATTAACAAGGGGTGTCGGGAGAGTGGCGGGAGGAGCATTGAGAGACGAGTTTGCGGTCGTTCCACCAATCGCATCAATCTGGAAAGCACCACGAGAGAACAGGTCGTTGTCGGCGGAGTTGTTCCAGCCACCGAGCGAGTTGAGGTTCGCACCCACACCAGAGGCATAGTCGGCGAGAAGGTCAAAAGCAACCGGAGTCATGCCGTTGTAGCGTTCCAACTCACGGCGGTCGTTGAAGCGGAGAATGGCTGGGAGGACATCACGAATGTTGATAGAAACGGAGTTGTTGTTGATAGTAGCGGTCATGACTGAAGCCAACTGGTGGAGCGGGAACGGAGCGAGAGAGTCCGTAAGGGCGAGATTGATAGGCATCTGACCTGCGTTCTGAGCCGTGCCTGTAACCACCAGTTTCAGCAGAACCGTTGATTTCCACATGACACGACGGTCAATAATTGTCTGTTCGCTGGGAACTTGAATGTTCCACGAACAAGACGACGGAGTCTGCGAGATGGCTTGGAACTGCGAGGAGGTCATGTTCTGACCTCCTTTATGAACGGCGTAGGAGACGGCATCAGTCACATTCAGGCGGTCATCTTTAACGAGAACTTTGGTGAAGTCTTGACTCATTCTTTTTATTATAGAGCAATAATAAAAAAAAGATAAAGTTTTTCTTAATCGCCTTACAAGTCGTCCAGGTCAATGTTGTTGTAGTTCTTCTTTCGGAATAGAATCTTCATGTTGCCGACGCAACCCGAACCGACCAAGAAGGGGTGAATCAAGCCATACTGGTCTTTCCAGAAGACTTGAATGTCAATCTGGTTGGCGGGAGACTTGCCGTATAAATCCACCAGGCGGTATTCGCCAGGAGGGACATAGTTGATGTCGGAAATGTAGCCCGAGGTCGCATTGACACCCACCTGGAAGTCTGTCACGATGGGGAATACATTCGCCGAAGAACCTATCGTAATGTTGTTCGGACTCGTGCCGTTGAGGATAAGAGGCAGACCTACATTCTCCATTACCACAGGAAGCAAAGTAGAACTAAACACGATAGACTGAACGGGGTTAAACAGACCTGCCGTGGTGTTCTGCTGGTATTGCTGGATTGCCGTATATTGGTTCGTCGCCGTTCCCGTGGTGGAGAAGGTCCGAACAACATAGAGACCCGCACCATAACTTGTGTTGAAGTTAATGTAAGAATACAGGGGACTCTCTGGTGGGACATTCGGATACACATAAGGAAAGGTGTCAAACAGAGTGGAAAGTGCCTGGTTGAAGTAGAGATAGATGGGGAGTAGTTGAACCTGGTTGTTAAACGCATTGTTGTCGGCTTGGACGAGGATAGTCGCATTGGAGAGATTCCAACTGACGGTGGGGGACTGGTAGTTATTTACCGTCGCAGGACCTGCGACCGCACCCGTCATATGAATGAGTGGAGGAGTAACCACACCTGCCGTGCTATTCCAACACGCACCGTTCAGACCCCAGAAGGCATTGACGAGAGCGTAATTCACCATTGTCATCATGGTATTGTAGTTATATATGTAGTAGTATTGACCGGTAATGTCAGTAAGGGAGAGAGCCTCGTTGTTGGAGGGATTCCACACGGGAGGTGCTTGGGTTGCGTCTTCTGGAAGATAGACCACTGGGACAGTGAAGGTCTGAAGTCCCACCGAGTTCGTGAATTGGAGCGTAGTTTTGTAGGAAGTCACATTGTAGAAATCGCCCTTAGAAGTGAAGGAGGCAGAGAGGGGGGTATAGACAGGAAGGGTGACACCCAACAACTGAGGAGCGTTCAATACAAGCGAATCAACCAAGACGGTCTTGACGGTGTAAGTGCCGTTCAACACACCACCATTGTTGATGAAGATGGTGTCCCCAGCGACGAAGAGACTGATGAGACTGAAAGGGTTGGAGGCTGGGGTAATGTTAATGGTTAGTTCGCTCGTCGCAGGGACAAAAGTGCGAGCAAGAATGTCAAGGTTCGCATACTCTACATACTGCGTTCCACCATTGACGCTGAAAGCGGGGGTGCTTCCACCAATGTAGTTAGAGGGAACGCCAACAGTAACAGGGTTGTCGTTGCGAACAGTAAGTTCCGTGAAACCCGCCAAGTTAGTGGCGGTGGATATAACACGGTAGTAGTTGTTCCCCGTAGCGACATCTGCTCCCTGATTCGTCAAGAATCCGCCTGAGTAGCCTACATAGATGACCGCACCCGCCACCACTGGGATAGGTGTGTAGAGGTTGATTTGGAAGTTCGTTGCTGAGTTAGAAGCACCGTTCATAGACTGAATCGGATAAGTCCCTCCGAAGTTGCCGTTGGTATTCAGATTGATTTGGGGAATGAAGCAAGGGAGTGTCGGAGTTTGTAGATAGAAGCGGACGATAGACATGTAGTAGTCTTGCGGACTTTGGAGATAGTAGTTGGAACGAGTCTCTTTGTATTGAAACCGCACAGGCAAGGCGGGGAACGACGAATCGTTGTTGATAAGATTCATATCGTAGTAGATGTGCGTCGGTTGCTGGTCGGCATTACTCTTTTGGAATCTCTGAACGGACATTCTTTATTATATAGGGGGTAAATTATTTTAATTGTTTTTAATTGAATCGCCACCGTAGAATCTGACTTTACCAGTAAAGATATGAAGAGATTCCCACATATTTACCACATTCTTACCACAATTAATCAAAAAGATACTTACAATAAGAGATTACTGGGAAATATATGGGAATAATTTTAAAATTATTCCGTTTAAGTATGTGGTAAGTATCTTTTCTGATGTTTTTATGTAATAATCTATATGTAAGTATATGGGAAACATCAAAAAAGATATGGTAAGTATCTTTTCTGGTCTTTTTAGATTAATTCTTGTAAGTTTCGTGGGTTTTTAGTATTCGCCCTTGATGACCTGCTTCACATAGGGCTTGTCTCCCGTCGGTTGCGGGACTGCGTCCTTGTAAGCGGAGACGGTGAGTTCGTAGATGACACTCTTTCCCACCTGCTTGGAACACCACAGACGAATGGACGCATCGTATTCGTTGTGAGGAAAGGAGATGAGTCCGCACTTCACAATCTTACCGCCATTCGCAAACATCTCCTGGGGAATGTCGCACCAATTCACGAGGCAGATTATCAACATCGCATAGGTTGCGTCTTCTTGCTTGGGACAAGCATAGGCGTTGATGGCGAACTTGAAGTGCTTCTGGAAGGTGGCTCGGGTGATGGTGCGTTTCTCCGTGTCAATGATGGGGCAGACATCATTGTCCTTATCAGGACAGGCATTCTTCATCTGCTCCACGAAGGAGAGTTTGGACGCATCAAGGGAGCGGAAGCCGATGTCTTCTTTGGTGAGGGTGGGACGAGACATTGTAGGGAACTGTGTGCCTTTTTATTATCAAAAAACGGCAATCAATTTTTATTATATGACGATTGAAAAGTGGAGGTATGGGAGATATGGAGCATTATTCGTGGGTTCGCCAGATGGCGAGATGAGGTCGGACAGAGTATGATTTGGCTGGAAAGTCTCAGAAACCCTCCATATGTTCCAATCCTCCATTCTTACTTCTTGATATACTCCCGACCCATCTCTACCGAGTGTCCCATTGCCTCTGCGTCTTTCTTCTGCTCCTCATTGACCTCACCATACTTGGAACTGAGATACACATGGCGTAACATGGACGACCCTACCTTCTTGCCGAAGACCTTATTGAGAATGCGAGTGATGCTATTGACTTGGTCCAACGGCTTCCCATCATGGAACACCAGGAAGGGGACAGGGACGAACTTCTTTGTCATCTTGCCCTTGATGAGTGGGTGGTGCTTGATGTAGATGGAGAGGACGGCTTGGAGGGTGTCTGGGAGAGGAACAATCTTCTGACCCTCTTTCTTCTGGGTCTTGTAGCGGTTCATAATCATTCGGCGACCGTCCCAGTCCAGATAGTTGGTGTCGGTAGGTGACTGCTCGGTGGCGGACTTGGCGATTACCATCTTCTGATACTCGTTGCGTCGTGGGGGGAGGCACACATAGAGGGAGAGGACAACGAAGGAGAGGAGAGTGTTGTATTGCGACTCGGAGAGTTCCTTGGAGGGGAAAGAATCCACCTTCTCTTTCAACTCGTTCCAGTGCTTCTCCACCTCGTCCCACTTCAACCAGTTCTCCTCCTGAGCCTCGGACTTGGTGTTGGTGGATTCCTCCGCCTTCAACTCCTTGTTCTTCTCCATCATCAACTTGAAGTATTCATCGTAGAGTTTCTGCTTGGGCTTAGTGGTCTTATCCAGTGCGAGGACGGAGGTAATGCTAATCAAGTAGCCCCGCTTGGTGTTCTCTTTGTAGGGGGCGAGTTTCTCCGTAATCTTTCCGACCTCTTTCAGAAAGTTCAGATTCTTCAGGGGCTGGTTGTCATTCAGTTTCTCCAAGTTTCGGAGGTAGAGTTTAACAGAGGACTCGGCGAGTTTCTTTTCGGTCAGGAGGCGGTGTTCCAATTCTTTCTTGAACGGAGTATCCATCTTTTATTTACTGTAAAGATTAAAAAATCAACAAAAATATTTCGTAAGAATGAAACTCAATAATTGGAAACGAGGAGGTCGGATACAAAGGAATCAGACCAGCGGGACTGACGGGCATAGGGCTTCGTTGTCTTGATGTTGAACTCCTTGAAGAGTTCTCTCGTTGTATCACTATCGTTAATGGATAAGAGGAAGCGTCCTTCCATGTCAGAGAGAATGTCCGCCAGTTCTTCCAGGGAGATGTCATCGGATTCATATTCCGTGGTGTTGTTGTTGGGGCGGATTCCTTCGTAGGGAGGGTCTAAGTAAAAGAAGGTCTGAGGCGAGTCGTATTCCTTCACTATCTTCTTATAGTCTTCGCAGTGGAGGATAGTGTCTTTCAATCTCTCCGAATAAGGGACATAGTCCTTGTCTATCTTGCGATACTGTTCCACATAGGAAGTCCCGAATCCGAGGTAAGATACTTTTTTGAGAATAATATCCCTCACGGCTCGTCCCAATAAGTTCTTGGGGTGAGTCCCTTGTAGTTCTTCAAAGTCCTTCTTCGTATATACACCATTCACCTTCTTCGCCATCAACAGTGGGTCTTCTTTCACGGTTTCATACACGGTCATCAAGACGGGGTCTTTGTCATTCAGCACTTCGCTCTTGGATTCCTTCTTGTTAAAGAAGACCGAACCACCTCCTACGAATGGTTCTACATAGTTCGTGTCCTCGTATCGTGTGGGGAACGCATCTATGACTTGTTTGTAACTTCGGTATTTACCACCTTGTCGTTTGACGAGCGGTCGCATTTATTTATTACGAATATAATTATCTTGTAGTATATAAATGCCTATCCCTGACATCGCCACCATCGCCACCATCAAGAATGAAGTTGTTGTTCCAACCGGTCCGACCGGTTATATCACCATACATGATTATATCAATCTCAATGGTTGCTATGTATCCCCCACGAAACCGATATTGGAAAAGAATTAAAAATATTGCTTCCTAATAAATGGATAAGTATGCTCTCCAAAAAGTAGAGATTCGGAATACGATTCCTCTCGCAGAGGCGGAGAAGCACTACAAGAAGATTACCAAGAAGAAACCGAGGAAGGTTCGTGAGTCCGCCAACTTCTACCAGTTCCGTTATTTACCGCCCACCAAGTTTGAGAGCAGGTCATTCCGAACCAAAGTGGTGAATGATGACATTCGCATGGTATTTGGTAAGTTGAAGGAGGGGCATCAGAAGTTGGAGGGAGCGGGTCTCTTTGACTACTTTACCAAAGCATACGACTATGTGAAGAACAAGGTGTCTGGTGCGTTTGACTATGTGAAAGACGCAATTAGCATTACGGACTTTTCCGAGAAGACCAAGAAGAACCTGAACTTTTTTGGGGACAGTCCCATCACCGCCATTCAGTTGCGTCGTGTCCCCATCAACTTCGCCCTTGACCTCGCACTCCAAGGAGTATCCGCTGGGAAGTGGGAGCAGTTGAAAGAGAAGTATGGGTTTGACAAGTTTTTCCATCTGAGTATGGTGGTGACGCTCCAACAGAAGACTACGATAAGCGTTGATGGTCGCCCCAAGCGTGTTCCTAAGCAACTGGCGATTGAGAAGTTGGAAGTCGTTTCGGTGAATGACAATATTGATGTAGGCGAAGGCATGGAGACGCAAGATGTTCCATTGGCGGGTGCGTCCTTCAACATCAAGGATATGTTCCAGAAGACCCGTGCGAAAGTGGGTGATACTCGTTTCTTCTCGTATTCGGCACTGGGAGGCAACAACTGTCAGGACTTCATTAAAATGCTTCTGGAATCCGAGGGATTGTATCGTGAGCCAGAGGCACAGTTCGTGTATCAGGATTTGACCGAGTTGGTAAGGGAGTTGCCCCAGACCACCACCGCCATCTCACAGGGCATCACAAACATCGGTGCGTTGGCGAATAAGTATCTTGGTATTGGTGGAGGAATGGAGGGAGAAATGGAGGGTGGAACACACCGAGAGAATGTATTGAAACGCTACAAACTGGAAGACAAGGGATACAGCCTCAAGGAACTCGCCTCTATCACAAGTGTCCCTGAGAAGATTCTACAAGAAGTGTATAACAGAGGAATAGGGGCTTACAAAACTCAGCCCAAGAGCGTGAGACTGAAGGGTTCATTCGTGAAGAATGTAGATGCTCCGATGAAGAAGAAGTTAAGCAAGGAAGCCTGGGCGATGGCGAGAGTCTATTCCTTCTTAGATGGAAACCCCAAGCATGATGATGATTTGCGGAGTAATGGGAGTTCTGGTTCTGGTTCTGCTCCTGCTCCTACTGGTGGTAAAGTTAATCTCACTGCTCTTTATAAGATGTATGGAAGTGATGTGGAAGGTGGTAATCAAAAGTCTGGTTTCATTCGTGCGATGATGGCGAGAGATGAGGCATCTCCCGAGGAGAAGCGGAGGTATGTGAGTTCCAAGACAGGTCAAACGAATGCGGAGAAGTTTGAGGGGTTAGACCGCAGGGGCTTCAAACTCCAAGAGATGACGAAAACAACACACGACTTGGCTCGTAAGAAAAAGACTCTGACACGCAATGAGGCAATTAAGCGATTCTACGACTATGTCATTGCTAATGCCCCACAGCATCAGCCCTTGTCCTCTTCTAATCCCAAGAGAAATTATCGTGAAGCGTATGACTTGGATAATATGTTTGACCGTTGGCGGGAGGAGCAGGGGGTAGAGATACGGGAACAACGAAGACAACGGCGGGAAGCACCGCAGGAGTTTGTATCACCTGTGATGCCTCGCCCTCCTGTTGCGGAGCGAATTCAAGCACTCCAGGCTCGTGTAGAACAACAAGAAAGAGAGGCACAACCCGCTCCTCGTGTTCTTGCCCGTCGTCCTCAGGTTGCCGTCGTCCCCGACCCACCCCATTCTGACACGGTCTTCACATTCCTAAGGGATAATGGAATGGCGGAACTCAAACGCCGTCTCCGTGCGAAGACAGCACAAGAACTCATCACCTTTTACCGAAGACAGGGTGGGAAGACTCGTGAGAATCTGAGAGACATTGCGACTGCCGTGGGGGCAACGCATCGTCGTCCTCCTAATGCTCGTGGTCCTGGAGCAATCACAAGCGAAGGTGTCGCTCAGAACATCGTTGAAAAAGTAGCGAATTAAAATATTACTTCTTATAAATGGAGACAGCAATTCAGCAAAACCCTTATTACGACCAGTCCAACGACCCTCGTGATTTGTATCGGGAACACTTCAACATCAGCCAAGAGAGACAGCAACAGCGTCTGAGCGGTGGTTCGTGGTCGCAACCCACCTGGACGGGTTGGAAGCCCATCATTGGTGCGGGTAGTTCCCACAACTTCTTACAGAAATACGCCCAAGACGGTGACAGTGGCTTCTTTTACGGCGGTTCTATTCATGGCTGTGGCGAACCTGTCGGCATGTCGCCCCTCGCTCCTAATGCCTTTACGACAGAGGAACGCTTTGACCCCGACTTCCAAGCCCCAGGCATCAGCACTATCCAACCGGTCGTCATTCAGCCCCGTTCCACGCCCAACGACACGGATTTGGAGGTAGAGACGAGTTTCACCGCAGAACCACAACAACGAGCCACCTATGTCCCTCCCTACTCTCAGTCGCTGTATCAGGGCATGGGTCGCACCAAGGACGAGAACGATGTGCTGTATGAAGAACCCCTGGAAATCCCGCTCTACCGAGGCGGTTTCCACAAGAAGGAGAACTTGATTAAGCGTAGGAAATAATCTTGCTGTATGATAAATGTATGACATTACGGACTACACCAAGAAGAAGGCAAAGGAAATAGGCGTAGAGGTTAGACCCTCTCGCAATCCAAAGAAAAAGTTAGATGTGTATAAAGGCGATGAACTCGTCGCCAGCATCGGAGCAACAGGGTATGGTGACTATCCGACTTTCTTACAGACAAAAGGAAAGGCGTATGCGGACAAGAGGCGGTTGCTGTATCACAAACGGCACACCAAGGATTCATTGGGGGAGTATCTGGCTCTCTGGCTACTATGGTAAAGTAAAAACAAGGGTTGCCCCTTTGTTTTTAGTTTTTAGTTTTTATAGGTTTCGTGGAGGGTTGTGGAGGATTTACGGGAAGTTGTTCTTCCAGAGCATAGGCATCTTGTCCTCTACATAGCGTTCAAGCATCTGGAAGCACATCTCAATCTTACAGTAGCGTTGTCCTCGGTAGGCATAGACAAGGTGTTGGTCGGCTGAGGGGTGGTAGTGAAGTTCTTTCAGGACTTTCCGAAACTCCTTGATGCCCCGCTTCCACACGAAGTAGCGGAAGAGCAAGTCGCACTTGTCGTTGTCCCAGAGGTCGCCTCTCTCTCCGCACAGGAGAATGTCGCTCAACACGCAGGACGGGTTTGTGTTCCAGTCCGTGTCAATCGCAACTCCGAAGGCGTATCGCATGAGTTTGGAGAACACCTGGGACGCTTGTTCTTGCTCGTCGGCTTTCCCCATCTCATAGGACATCTTGACAATATCCTTGAAGACGGCGTGACCGATGGGCTTCTTGGCTCTGGCGACGGTGGGACGGCGGATAGGCTTTCGTGGGACAATAGACATCTTGTATTCGTTCGTTGGTTGGCTTTCAATTAGCAGTTTTTCGCAATCAATTTTTATTCGTGGTGAGTTGTATTCTTCGGTTTTTCTCTTGTTCGTGCTATGTTGCTTTGTGTCATGTTAGAACTCCATCTCCGCAGACCCCGCCTCCCAGTAGTCTGACGCTTTCATCTTGAAGAGGAGCATACGCACCTCCAACTTCTTCTTCATGATGTTGAGGAGTTCCAACTCGGACTGAATCATCGCCTTCTCCAGGTGGAGTTGGTGGAGCGGGTCGTCCTGCGGTTCAGGGACAGGCTCTTCCTGCGGGATAGGCTCTTCCTTGGGGGCAGGTGCGGGGGGCGGGGCATGGACCTTCGGCTCGTAGGGAATGTGGAACTTCATACCGTGGAATCTCGCATAGCGAATCTTGTCGGCAAGAGAGCCGTCGTGGATTCGGCAACAGGTCGTCTCCTTATACCAGCAGTTCATTCCGTTCTGACACAACATGGAGGGGTGCTTGGGATTCCACGCATGAATGGAGTGGGCGAAGGAGCAGTCGGCTTCGGACTTGAAGCACATACCACGGCAAGGGGAGGCTTTGTGAAGGTAGTGAGTCGCCATGGGTGAATCGTTATGCCTTCAATTGTCAAAAAAAGTCAATCAATTTTTATTGCGTGTCGGTTGCTGTATCCATATTCAGTAAAAATTGGGTCGCCCCATACTTTTTACTTTTTTACTTCTTATGCGTGGTAGAGTTTTTTTACTGTTTGTTCTGCTTGTTCTGCTTGAAGAGAGCGAGTGCTTCTTCCGTCTCCTGGCTGGTGATGATAAGGCACTTGCCGTCGTGGGCGTTCATGTCAGGGATAGGGAAGAACTTGACGACAGGCAGTCCGTTGAGCGACTCGTAGAACTCGGCACGATTCGCCACCCACCGCTTGAACTCCGAGCCAGTGATGAACTCGTGGGGCTTCTTCAGTCCGTTCGCCATCTCAATGTAATCGCCTTCCGCCATCACACCCGCTTCCACTTGTTCTTCCATCTGCTCTATGACGAACGATAGTCCTTGTTTGAAGGATTCAACGACCTCGTCAAAGTTGTCATTGATTTCTCGGAGAACTCCAAGGACGAGGTTGATGTGGTCGGGCTTCACCCAGTCCCAGTAGGTAGAGCGACGCATCGTGCGGACGATGGTGTGGAAGCGGTCAATGGTGTATTGAAACTGCTTGTCCGCTTTCTTACACTTGAAGAGAATGGAGATGTTGTGTAAGATGCCGACATCACCGCAAGTGAGCGTCGTTCCCAGGACACTGTCGCCGAAGGAGTAGATGATTTTCTCGTGTTTCATAGGAGTCTTGGAACGCTCGGCTTGGAGATTGGAAGGAGACAAGGTGGCTGACATCGTGTTAGGTTGCTTGGTTGTCTATTAATTATCAAAAAAAAGCAATCAATTTTTATTTTGGTTTTTTTTAAAAAGTTTTCAGAATAAAAACAAGGAGCGGGTTGCCCCTTGTCTTTATAGTTTTTTTAGTTCGTGGAGTGTTTAGTGTTTCATAGCCTTCATGGATTCAAGGAGGTCGTCCGTTGCGTGAGGGGACGAGAAGATGTGCGGAATCAGAATCGCAAGAATGACGGCGATACTGCGAGTGGGGGTGTCAAACCACCCATCAAAACTGTTCTTGGTGTCGCACAAGCGGAGGTAGTCCAGGCGTTCTTCCTCGTTGCCTCGCACGCACTGGTAGATTCTGGAAGAGCGGGAGTAAATCTCACGAGCCTCCTCCAGTCTCTCGTAGTTACGCTCCACCAGCGGGATAAGGGCTACTACCATGTTCGTCTTGCGTTCGTCTTCCGTCGTGTAAGTGAGGGTCATTCTCGGCGGTGGTTGCCCTTTAATTATCAAAAAAAAGCAATCAATTTTTTTTTGGTGTGGTTGCTGTATCCATATTCCTGATAAAAACAAGGGTCGCCCCCTGTCCTTATAGGTTTTTAGTTTTTTTTAGTTTGTAGTAGGTTTCGTGGAGTTTTTACTTGGGATAGACAATGACGGCGACGCACACCATCAGTAGGCTCTTGGGGTCAGCGGAATGAACGACTTGAGGCGACACGACAACATTGTCATTGGTGTGCTTTCGGCACTCCGCCATCACCTTCTTGTAGAAGTCACCCTCATCGTTCCACCGAGCCATGTAGGCTTCCTTCTCCTCCACGGTGGGGTGAGGAGCAGTGAAGGAGCATGGGATAAGAGCCACTCGGACATCACCCGCAACATGCTTCTTGAACTGGGCGAAGTTGTGGGGAATACGCTCCAGGATAAAGCGGTTTGACTCTTTCATCACGCCCTTCCACGAGCCGAGTGCGATAGGCTTACGCTCACCACGCTTGACCTCATTCACGAGCCGTTGGTAGTAGTCCTGAATCTGCTGGAGAATACCGTCCATTCCAGCATAGGTGGAAGCCTTCACACGGAAGTCTCCCTTCTTCTCTCCCGCAAGGCAACGGGCTTCGGCTTGGACGGCATCACCCGCAATAGCAATACGATGAATGGCTGACATCTTATGTTCGTTCGTTTGGCTTTCAATTAGCAAAAAAAAGCAATCAATTTTTATTGGGTTTGGTTGCTGTATCCATATTCCTAATAAAAACAGGGGTCGCCCCTTGTCCTTATAGGTTTTTAGTTTTTTAGTAGTTCGTGGTAGTTTAGTAGTTCGTGATGTCAAAGTTCAGAGCCTCGCTCCAAGTCAGTCCTCCTTGTAAGTGTTCTCCGTCGTTCCAGACCTCAAAGTATATCTCCTCAGGCGAGTAGTAGTATGCCGTGTAGGACTTCTCTCCCTCGTTGTGCTTGTAGCCCAGAAAGTCGTAGGTTGTTCCGTCGGTGTTCTCGCCATCGTGGAGATACTCCCAGTCGTTCATGTTAAATCCTTCCATTGCTCGTATTCGTTCGTTCGTTGTATGCTCTTTAATTATCGTTTTTTGTCAATCAATTTTTATTCAGGGTTTCAGTTTTACTGGTGTCCGCTCACCTTGTGGTAGAGGGCTTCCAGTCCGATGAGGACACGGCAGAGTTCTCTGGTAGAAACTTCTCCCTCACTGTCGCTCACATGCTCGTTGTAGAGTTGGTGGGCGAGTTCCCAGCCGACTTGGGTGAGGAGTTCGTCACGGGATTCCGAGTCCAAGTAGTCCGTCGCCATACACAACGCACTCTCCCACACGGTGGCGATGATGGTGTCCTCAGTAGCCTCCTGGACGACCTGGTCGTTATACACCTCCTGTGCGTAGCCGACGATGAGGGGAGTGGGGGACATGCCTGGAAAGTGGGGGTTGATGGGGGTTTTTGGTTGATGAAAAGTGGGGGTTTTTTTCCTTCAATTTTTTTTTCATGATTCCTTGCTGTATATAGAATCCAGGAAAAAACAGGGGGGTCACCCCTGTCCTTATAGGTTTTCTTAGTTTTTTAGTGTTTCGTCGGTTTTCATAGGAGGTTTGTCATGTTTATATCTTCATCAACGCACTCAGCAGTGCCTTCTTGTCGCCCGTCGGCTTGATGCCGTTCGCCTTACAGGCTTCTTTGAGTTCCTTGACGGTGACACGGCACTTGGTGGAGTAGGTGCTTCCCGTCGCATTCGGCTGAGCGTTGAGAATCTCAATTCCGCACTTGACGGTGTTCGCCCAGATGGACGGTTGTCTCTCTCGGTATGCGTTCCACGATTCATAGAACCGTCCGAACACAGAGGACACACTGTTGGAAGCCGAGCAACCCCATCGGTTGAGGATATGCTCCTTGCGGTCAAACATGCGTTGTTGAGGCACATAGGTGGCGTGGCGAGAACACATCTCGTAGGCTTTCGCCTTGCGGACGGCGAGGTCGTTGAGGCTCAGCAGTTCATGGAGGAAGGGCAGAGTGGGGTTGGAGTCACCGATGATAGGCTTCTTGGACTTCTTCTTCTGGATAATAGCGTCAAGGAGTTGGGTGTGGGACATTGCGGGTGCGGACATCTTGTAGCAGGGCGATTGGTTGGCTTTCAATTAGCAAAAAAAGTCAATCAATTTTTATTTTGAGTTTAAAACTTTGTCGCTTTTTCATAATCAATGTCTTATTACCAAAGGAACAAAGAGATGATTATCGCACGACAGATGGCGTATCATAGGGAACACAGGGAGAAATACCTGGCTTACATGAGTGCCTACAACAAGCAGTATTACTTGAAGAACAAGCCCCCACCCAAGCCCAAAAAGGAGGTTGCTGTAAAGGTAAAAGTGGCGAGAGTTCCCAAGCCCAAGAAGGAGAAGAAGCCCAAGAAGGAGAAGCCCTCCTATGATTATGTAGAACCCGTGTATGAACTCCCCACGAAGATAGAGAGGGGCATGTTCGTGCTTCATTTTGATTAATGGAGGGTTGGAGGATATGGAGGATTAATCTCTGGTTCGCCAGATGGCGAGATGGTCGTTTGGGGAAGACGGTTTGGCTGGAAAGTCTAAATAATGTTCCACATGTTCCAATCCTCCATTATGGGGTCTCACTGGTGACATCAAAGATAAACCGTGTATCCTTACGCTCCAAGTAGGTCAATCGCTGTTCCTTGACCTTCTCCCACGCTGTAGTATGAAGTAGGTTTCCGCACTCCTCAGGAATCATCATGGTGGGGTGTTCCTTGATGTCTTGAACGAATCGGCGTAGAATGGGGGTGGGAATGACAGGGGACTGGTCTAAGATGCGGTCATACTCGTTCTTACACTGACGCACGAAGTCCTTGACGGGCTTTCTCTTGTCTCGCTCCAAGGACAATTCCGTATAGATTTGGCGATGGAGTTTTCCCCATGATACAGCGGAGTTGCGATGCGATTCGCTCTTTTGAGCGGACGCAAAGAAGTTCTGTAAGGTGGTAAGGATTCCCGCACAGAGACTGACGACTCCTATCACCATACTCGCCAACTGCTGAGAGTGCTGTGGGACATAGGACTGAACCGCCAAGTTCGCCGAACCACACAGCGTAGATAAGATAATGACAGGAATGCTGAACCACAGGTGTTCCTTGTTGAACTTGCGAGAGCCACGCTCGTTCATCAACTTGTAGCACAGACTCCTGTCACTCCACAGAGCAAGGAGGTATTCTTCTTGGTCGCTCCAATCACGAGACTTTTCTAATGGTGCTTCTGAGTTCTCCTTACTATCAAGTTCTATGGCGACATTCATTTATAATATGCTATAAAAAAAACGAATACCCTTTCGGATAGGACATTCGTCTTTTTTTAATCGGTTTTCTTTTTTGTGGCGTAGGGGAGTTCAACCTCCAAT